AATCGAAAGGTAGGCCCTAGTAATGGCCACCTATTCGGTCACTAACAAGTACCTAATTGACAACTACGCCGTACTGCAACTCCTGACCCCCAGCGAGATTGCAGTCGGCCAGTCAATTACGGTCGCAAGCGTTGACGCAACATTCAACGGCACCTACACGGTGCGCGCATTGCCACAGTATTTGTACATTGGCGTTGACAGCCAGGGCGACCTGCTGTACGACTACCAGTTGCCGATCGCAGATCAAGTGCTTTACGCCAAGACCGCTAACGATGTTGATCGCACCGCCGCGTCTGGCACCGTTTCGTATGACCCTGTGTGCACCTGGGTGACGGCCGCGCAGGTCATGTCATTTTTGGGCATAACCATCAGCAACCCATCGGACGACTACACGTTGCTTACGCAATCGGTGTCGGCTGGCAACCAGTTTGCATATCGCAGGCGTCAGGAATCGGGCTATATCGACTCCCTAACGACTTCACCAGGCGGTGACGCAACATTGGGCACTTTGATGTATTGCGCCGCTCTGTGGCGCTCTAGGGGCTCAATAGAGGCAACGTACGCCACGTTTGACGGCATGGGTTCGGCACCACAGCAAAGCCTGACCCCGATCGTCAAGCAGCTGCTTGGTATCCCTCGTCCAGCGGTTGCCTGATGTCGTACACCGATCTGTTTAACGAAGCGATTGATGACGTCACAGCAACGCTTACCGCGGTGACTGGACTTCGTGTAATAAATGATGCAACCAAACTCGTCGCCAACTCGGTGTATTTGGATGCGCCAAACTTTACGACTTTTGCAGGTAACGGCAATGTGGTGCGCCTCGAGTTTCCTGTCAAAGTGATTGGCTCGGGCCCAGCAGGTCTGCCGGTACTGCGTCAGATTCTTAGCATTGTTGCAACCGTGCTTGGCTCAAAGATCATCGTGATGGGTGGGCGTCCGTCAAGCCTTGAGATCGGTGGCGCGTTGTACCCGTGCTATGACCTTGATTGCGCTATCCAAGCCCAGACCGCATAATCCACAACTAAGCAACACAAATCATCTACTATCAGAACATAACCTAAGGAGCATTTATGGCCAGTAGCACTTACCTCTCGAACCCAGTCCTCACGATTAACAGCGTTGATTTGACCGACATGTGCAGCGCAGCGACATTGACCTATTTGGTTGAAGCGCTTGAAGACACCGCGTTTGGCACTAACTCACGCAGTTACACCGCTGGCCTCGTTAACAACGAAGTGACTTTGACGATGTACGCATCGTTTGCAGCGACCGAAACTTACGCAACGTTGTTCCCATTGGTTGGCACTAAGACCAACATTACCTTGACCCCAGCGTCAGGTGCAGAGTCAGCAACTAACCCGAAGTTTATTTTGACTGGTTGCTACCTTGAATCATTGCCAGTTATTAACGCATCCCTTGGCGAGTTGTCAACCTATGACCTCACGTTCATGGGTGGCGCGTTGACAATTGACACCACCGCATAAAAAACGGCTCCAAGCCGACATAGGAGAAACATGAAAATCAAGTTGCAGTTAAAGCGCACCCCCGACAGCGCACCCGAGTATTACTACACAAACCTGTTTGTGGTGACCGAGTGGGAACGGCTTGAACGTCGCAACATTCAACAGCTCTCATCGTCACCGCTTTATTCGGATTATTGCTGTTGGATGCACACGATCTTAAAGATTAAAGGCGAGCAAGTTGGTGACAATTGGCGCGAATGGATTAGCAAAAACCCTGACATCGACATTATGCCGGTACTGGATGAGACTGATACAAACCCTACGGACGCGGCACCTACCGTCGCCAACTAGCAGAAGTATTGGTCGCGGTCGGTTGGTGGCCTAGCGACATTGCATTTGACTCACGGGATTTGGCAACAGTCGTTAAAGTTCTAAACGAGGCAAGCAAAAAGAGGTGACAACGTGGCGGAAGTATCAACCAAAATTGAGGTAGTTGGACTCAAGGACGCTTTGAAAACCCTCAACAAAATTGACAAATCTTTGCGCCGAGAAATAACAAAAGATTACAAGAAGATCGTTCAGCCTGTTATTGACGACGCCAACAAACTTGTGCCTAGCGCCGTCCCACTATCTGGCATGTCGCGCAACTGGCAAACACGATCAGGGTTCCAAATGTTGCCGTGGATACCTGGCATAAAGCAAAAGATCGCAGCCAAGATCAATACTCGAGCAATCAAGGAATACAACGGAAACACAACAAATGTGGGCACGTTTAGCATCCAATGGAAGGGTGCAACTGGCACCATGTTTGACACGTCAATGGCTGGGTCATTGGGTCGCGCGCTAACTGCACGCTATGGCCGTAGTTCGCGAGTAATGTGGAAAGCGTACGAGCAACGCCAAAGTGATGTCATGTCCGAGATGGAACAACTGGTCAAGCGCGTCATGGATGAAGCGAACAGAGAGACCAAGTAATGGCAATCAATATCCCGATCATTTCAGAGTTTGACGGCAAAGGGATTAAGAAGGCTATTGCCCAATTTAAGCAACTAGAAACCACAGGAGAAAAAGCCCAGTTCGCTATCAAGAAAGCGGCGGTGCCAGCAGCTGCGGCGCTCGGCGGTCTGGCATTGGCCATTGGTGATGCCACCAAAGCAGCAATGGAAGATCAACAAGAGCAAGCCAAATTAGCGCTTACTCTGCAGAACGTCACGGGCGCAAGCGCTAAACAAACTAAAGCGATTGAAGAACAGATCAGCGCAATGAGTCGAGCGTCTGGCATTGCTGACACGGAATATCGCAAGTCATTAGAGGCTTTAGTGCGTGGTACAAAAGACGTTGACTTGGCCATGAAGGACATGAACCTGGTCATGGATATCAGCACGGCGTTGCAGATGGATTCCAGCACCGTTGCTGACGCGCTCGCCAAGGCATATCAGGGCAACTTTAAGGCGCTGCGATCATTGAGCCCAGAGATGGCAACCATGATTAAAGAAGGCGCAAGTCTTAACGAAATCATGGACGTGCTCGGTGGAACCTTTGGCGGTGCCGTGTCAAAGAATGCCGAAACCGCTGCAGGAAAAATGGCAATCTTTAAGAACAGCATTGCCGAAACCAAAGAGTCAATCGGCGCTGCATTCCTGCCGGTGCTTGAAGCAGTTTTGCCAAAAATGAACGCTTTTGCTCAATGGGCACAAGACAACCCGCAAGTGTTTACACGCATTGCTTTGGCGATTGGCTCAATAGCGGCAGCGACCGTTGCTCTAAACGTGGCAATGAAAACTAACCCGCTAGTCCTTGCAGCAGCTGCAGTTGTTGCTATGGCCGTCGGATTTAACAAATTGGCTGACTCCATTGGTCGTGTCAACAGCGCGGCAAGATACTTTATTGAGAAAATCATGGTTGCGATCAACCCTGCAGTCGGCTTAATGGCCAACATTCTTAGGCCGTTCAACAGTCTGCTTGGCATTGGCAACGACAGCCCAGTTGCAACACCGACAACTAACTTGCAACAAATTGAAGCAAGCCAAAGAGCTGTAAGCACAGCCATCCCGTCAATACCGACTATGCCGTCTATGCCTGCTCCAGCCGTATCTGGTGGCGGTGGTGGTGGCTCATCCAAGCCTGCACCGATTAGCAGGGAAATGCAAAGAATTGCCAACATGGAAACGATTAACGCACCACTCTCAACGCTTAACCCTGGTGCACAGTTCGGCATTCAGGAGCGCATGGCAAACGTGAATATTAACGTCACAGGCGGACTCGCTACTAGCGCCGAGATCGGCGAGTCGGTCGTTAACGCCTTGCGCGCCTACTCGCGTAGCGCTGGGCCGTTGCAGTTACAGGTGGCGTAATGCCAGGCGTAGCGGTTGTTGACTCTGGCAACTATGACCTACAAATCGCCACAGGATTTCAGGTTGACGCGTTCGTGCTTGATGACCCGCTTAAAGGCGTACTAAATAACACCGAGTATGTGCTGGACGGTACGACCGAGTTTGCCGATGTAATGGACTCGACTGTCAGCATCAACGTGCGGCGCGGTCGCCGTGACGTAGGCGATCAGTTCAGCGCTGGCACAATGACATTTACCATTCAAGACGTGGACGGGATCTTTAACCCGTTTGACCAAAACAGCCCGTACTACGACACCCCACAAGCCAAGCCAGGGCTTGCCCCATTGCGCGAAGTACGACTAATCCGTTACAGCTCTACCAATGTGCCAGAGTCATTGTTTAGCGGTTATGTCGTCAACTACGACTACAACTTCGCGCTCGGCGGTTTAGACACCGTGACCGTGTATTGCGCTGACCAGTTCTACCTACTTGCACAAACATTCCTAGACCAATTAAACGTCACCCCAGAGACATCAGGCGAACGCATAGAAACAGTCCTAGACCTGCCAGAAGTTGACTTCCCAGCAGGCGCTCGAAGCATCGCCACAGGCACCGTCAACCTAGGCCACGACAGCCACTACACCGTGCCGGCAGGAACAAACGTGTTGCAATACATCACCCAAATTAACGACACCGCCGAGTTTGGGCGCGTGTTTATGTCTAGGGCTGGCGTGTTTACTTTTCAAGAGCGCATTGGAAACACGTTAAGCGCGCCTGTAGCCGATTTCCATGATGACGGCACAGGATACAAATTTGATGGCGTGGGCATCAGTTTTGAAGCTGATTCGGTAATCAACAGATCAGTAGTTACGGGCTTAGACGGAGACAGTTACACAGCAACTGACGCTGGCTCAATCGCAACATACTTTATTCAAACCTCAAGCATCACAAACAGCTTGTTACATGAAGCAGGGGCAATTCAGACCGCTGCCGAGTACCTGCTAAACCCAGAGCCCGAACCGCGCTACACGTCCGTGGCAACCAAATATCTGATGTTGACCACAGCCCAAAAAGACACCTTGGCAACGATAGATATTGGCGACACAATCAGCGTGGAAAAGTCGTTTGCTAGCGGTACTGGCACAACCCAGTTGGCTCAAGAGCTGTCAGTTGAGGGCATCGAGCACCGTCTGGATTTCAGCACAGGCCACAGCGTCCTGTACAGCACCGCACCAACCACAATCGTTTTTGAACTGATTTTGGACAATGCGATATATGGCCGTTTAGACGCAGAAAATGTCTTAGGATAGGAGCACTTATGGGAGCCAACGCACAAACCGCAGTACCAGCATTTACCGCAGGCCAAGTACTTACTGCCGCGCAAATGACCGAAGTCAACACGGGCATTCCTGTATTTGCCACAACAACTACTCGCGATGCCGCTTTTAGTGGTACAGGCGAAAAGGTGCTTGCCGAAGGCCAGTTTGCCTACATTGAAGCAACTAACACGACCCAGTACTACGACGGATCAGCCTGGGTCGCCATTGGCGCTACCCCTGGTCTTGTGTGTGTGAAAGCACAAACAGCGTTTACCGCCGTTTCAAGCATTACCGCTGACAACGTTTTTACCGCCAGTTACACAAACTACAAAATAGTTGTCAATTACACGACATCGACAAACAATGACATTTTCTTAAAATTGCGTGTCGGCGGCGTTAGTGCTTCAACAAACTACAACCGCGTGTACTTGCAAGGCAACGCCAGTTCGGCAGCCGTTGCTACATCAACTGGGCAAACATCAATGCTAATCGGTGTCAATAGTCAGACAATTAACGGAACCAGCATTATTGAATTGCACCGCCCAGCAGAAGCAACAGCAACAATGATCACAGCAATTAACAACATGCCAACAGGCGGGTCATACACAAGCCCTGCTATTTGGAACTTTGGCAACAACCACAGCACAGCAACCGCTTATGACGGCGTTGAATTGTTGGTGACTGGCGGTTCAACTACTGGCACCTACACAATTTACGGTTACGGGATAACGGTATGACAATTAAAATTAACGACAACGGCATTGACCGCGAAATGACAGAAGAAGAATTGGCCATTTATACAACGTCAAAAAAAGCCATACAGCAAGACGAAAAAATTACAGCTACAGAATTAGCAAGCCGTCAAGCACTTAAAGAAGCAACCCTTGCCAAACTTGGTCTTACTGCCGACGAAGTAGCTGCCCTACTATCGTAATGCGATGGCGTCCGTTTATCGGTTACGCGCTGCTAGTTGTAGTGGTTGCGTGGGCGGTTTCTAGTTGCGGTTATGACGGCTCATATCGCTACCCATGCCAAGACCCAGCCAACTGGAAAGCACCAGAATGCGAACCACCGATCTGCAACCCATCTGGCACCTGCACACGGGATTTAATTTATGAGACCACGCCTTAAACCCGAAGAGCTTCACGCTCGACTAATCGTTGTTGTCGGAATCATCCTTGCCAGCGTGTTTGCAATCACCGTACTCGGCTTCGTCTATGCGCTTATGTTTGTGACCCAGCCGATCGGCCACCAAAGCCCCAACGACTCCGCATTCATAGACCTGCTCTCAACCCTGACCGTCTTCATGACCGGCACGTTGTCAGGCTTAGTGGCCTCAAACGGACTAAAGTCAAAAGCGAAAGAAGGAGCCAAAGATGTTGAAGCCTAAAGACAAAGCCCTACTCGCCTCATACGGTCGCTCGGTCATCGCAGCGGTCATTGCGGTTTACTCAACAGGCAACACAGACCCAGCCGATCTAGGCAAAGCAGCGCTCGCCGCGCTTGTGCCAGTTCTCATCCGATATGTGAACCCTAAAGACTTGGCATTTGGTCGTGGCAATAGCCAAAGCTAAAGCAGGCGTGCCTAACGCACGCGATTACATAGGCAATGCGGACGGTGCATCACCAGCGCCACGTGCCGGCATGAACGAATGGATTAAGCAAGCAATCGCCGCATCTAACGGCGCGCTATGGAACAACGGTTCTTGGGGTCAACGTGACATGCGCGGCAAGCCAGGCTCATTGTCGGTGCACGCAACTGGCAGAGCTGTTGATCTGTCGTATCGCAAAAGCGAAAAGAACCCAAAAGCAGGACGCAAAGAAGCGCTGGTCTTTATTGACAAACTTGTTGCCAACGCCAACGATCTTGGTTTGCAATGTATTTTGGATTATTTCCCAGAACCACAGGGTCGAGCATGGCGTTGCGATCGTTACGCATGGCTCAAATATGACAAGCCAACAATTCACGGTGCGCCAGGTGGCGATTGGTTCCACATTGAAATCACACCACAAGCCGCCGACTCGGTGATCTTTGTAAAAACCGCATTCTTAAAGGTGTTCGGGGAAATCCCACCCAAGGCTTGATCTATGTTCTAGGGTCGGAGTACCGACAAAAGGACAGGCAATGACTGACCCACAGATCTTTGATTACAGCGTCTATACAGGAGTGATGGACAACGGCCAAGAAATCTTGGTTCAGATCTTTACTAACCCAGAATCGGGCAAGTTCCTTATGGGACAAATTGCATTCAGATCGCACGTTTCATCATGGGGCGTGCCCATACCTTTGGAGAAACGATGAACTATTTTGCAGAGAAAATTATAGGGCTAGTGCTTTGTACGGTCTTTGGCTTTACGGTCGCTGTGGGGGCTCCTGACGCGTCTGGCGCCACACCTGACACCATCGCCTTAGCGCCCTATCTGATAGAGCCAAGCACCACCACGTCCAGCACATCGTCAACAATCTTTATTGACCCGTACAGCTCGGATTGCGAGCAGTTCAGCGCGCTTGCCGTCAACCTTGGCTGGCCTGCCGATCAGCGAACCGTGCTCGAGTCAGTCATGTTCAGGGAATCGCGTTGCATTCCAAACGCAGTCAACAGCAAAGACCCAAACGGCGGGTCGCGTGGACTTATGCAGATCAACGGATTTTGGACACCATGGCTTAAAGATGCCGGCATTATTACCGACGCAGAAAACCTGTTACAGGCTGATGTTAATTTGCGCGCAGCGTTAGCTATTTACAACTACGGCGTAGAACGTCACGGTTACGGCTGGGGGCCATGGAGTGCAACAAAATGAGTGAAGGCGTGGCATGGAATCAAGGCGAACTATCAGAAGAAACCCGAC